TCCCGGTGACGCAGCACGGTGGAAGCGCGTAACAAGTCTTATCGGTTCCGGCTGGGACTCGATGGGATGGGTACCTGAAGGTCAGCGTAGTGGTACGATGTCGTACCAGACTGCAAACTGCGCTGCGACTTATGTGACGCTTGGCGAAGAAGACTTCCTGACCTTTGAAGCCGAAGCTGCGGCAGAGGGGTTCGAAGACGAGAACGCCATGGTCACATTCCGTCTGTTGCAGAAGACCATGCGCAAGGAAGAGATTGCCATCCTCGGTGGTAATTCAACCCTTGCACTTGGTACTCCTGCAGCTGCACCTACACTTAGCGTAGCCGGCACTACGGGGACGTTGCCTGCCGGTACGTACAGTGTGATTGCTGTTCCTCTGACCCTTGAGGGATACAAGAATAGCAGTCTTACCAATGGTGTTGCAACCAGTAAGACGATTACTGGTGCAGACGGCAAGACGTACACCCTGAACGGTGGCAGCGGGATGAAGAGTGCTGCAGGATCTCAGGCGGTCACTCTTGGTCAGATCCTGACTGCATCAGTAGCTCCTATCCAAGGTGCTGTAGCTTGGGCTTGGTTCATTGGGATAGGCGCTGGGAACGAGACTCTCCAGGCTGTCACTGGTCAGTCTAACAACACGTTTACAGTGCCTCTTGCTGGTGCCCGTCAGAATGCTTCTGCCGTCACCGTTGATAGCAGCCGCAACGTCTCTCTTGGCTTTGATGGGTTGCTAACTGTGGCCTTGAACGGATCCGATCCGTTCTTTGTCAGTGGGAACGCAGCAGCCAATCCGTACGTCAACTACGTGGCTAACGGGCAAGGGCTCCACTCGAGTGGTCGAGGCTCGATCAACGAAATCGACCAGATGATGCAGACCATGTGGGATCAGTTCAATCTTGGCCCCACGGTTCTGTATGTGAACAGCCAAGAGCAGAAGAACATCACTGCTGGGTGTTTGACATCAGCGAGCGGTCCACTGCTTCGCTACCAGGCGCCTATCACTCCTGGTGATGCATACGGCATCGTAGCAGGCGGCGTGATTGACTTCTACTACAACCCGTACGCTCCCGACGGTGGTTACAAGCTGCCCGTCAAGCTTCACCCAGACGTCCCGCCGGGGACGATTCTGGGGTACTGTGAGAAGCTTCCGCCATGGTACCAGTCGAATGAAATCCCGAATGTGGCAGAGATGCTGCTGAGACGGGACTATTACAGGGTCGATTGGCCGCTTCGCACCAGGCAGCGTGAGTACGGCATCTACATGGAAGAGGTGTTGGGAGTATATGCACCGTTCGCCATGGGAGTGATCTCAAACCTTAGCAATACTGTTGCGTAGGTCAGATATACGCAGCGGTGTTCTGAGGAATTGAGGGGATGGGCCTCCGCCTCCCAAGGGGGCCCGTTTCCCGCCACAACAAAGGTACTAGCTGATGGCCGGCTTAGACCTGACTACGCTAGCAAGGATGAAGGACTACATGGGGCTTACTACAAGCACTCCCCAGACTGATGCTATGCTCGGCATGTTCATCCGATCTCAGAGCGCCACTATTATGGCCTGTCTGGAGCGCGGCTCATTCATTAGTCAGAAGTACACCGACATCTTTGATGGACAGGACAGTACCTTCCGCTTTCCCCGGTTCTGGCCAGTCACCTCGGTCTCCAAGGTATCGGTCGACAATATGGTTGTCCCGAAGATGCAGATTCAGGATATAGCTAGTAGTACCTACTTGCCCCCTAGCGCTGGCTGGGTAACGGATCCGTGGAACGGCATCCCTCCTGGACGTCATCAGAGCGTACAGCTCAACAGTTTCGGTTTTCGACGTGGCAACTTGAACTGCAGAATTGACTATACTGCAGGATACCTCCAGTCAGAACCTCACACCCCAGATAACAGTGGCCTAACTTATACACTGCAGCAACCCTACGGCATCTGGCTTGCTGACAATGGTGTCACATATGCTGACACAGGGGATCCTCTGTCCATAACAACAGTTTCCCCTCCCGTCTTAATATCGACGTACTGTCTGGATCCCACGGTCTTAGGGGGTTATCAGTTTTCACCAGCAGATGCAGGTCGTCCACTGATCATCAATTACAGTTACTGCCCGTATGGCGTAGAGCAAGCTACGTGGGAGATGGTGGCAGTAAGCTATAACAGACGTATGCATCCAGGACAAAGAAGCAGGAGTTTAGCTGCTCAGGAGAGCGTGACGTACGACTCCTCAGCGGGTTCGTCAGGCATTCCGTCGTACGTCATGGAGGCTCTTGCTCCTTACAGATCAGTGATCCCGGAGTAACGCATCTAATGAGCGACACTATAGAGATTGAACTAGAAGGCACGGATACGTTGGTGGCGCGACTTAATGAGGCCAACGCCAAGCTCCTATCACTTCTGCGCAGTCGGTTGACGACCTGGGCAATGGAGATACGTGAGCAGTCTGCAGCAGCAGCAGGATCGAAAACGGGAAAGCTTGCTTCTAGTATTACTGCAGGAGTTACTTCGAGTCCCACATCGGTAACGGTCAATGTCAGATCAACAGGTGTGCCCTATGCTGCTATTCAAGAGTTCGGAGGGTCTATTCCCGGGCACGATATTTATCCTGTCAAAGGAGTAGCTCTATCCTTTGCCTTCGGAATGCGAGGGTCTTTGGGCAACGATTTCTTTGCTCGCGTGTTCTGGCCTGGTGCTACACTCCGTCCTAAGCATTACATCATGGGTACCATACAGGCGCACAGGCAGGAGTTCTACGAGATCTGCAGAATAGCAGAACTGGAGTCTTTGCGTGAGCAGTAGCATCAGCAGTAGGAGTGTACTGAGCTTTCCTCCAACGTCACGTGAAAGCGTGATGGCAGCTCTGTTCGTTGTCTTCCAGACAATGCTGGCTCCGAACGGCCCATTCAAGCACATGTCTAGGAAGCTCAAGCTGTGGGACGAAGTACCTCCTGAGATGCAGCCTGCCCTCTATATGGTCGAGCATGGTGAGCGACCTCGAACTACAGGACTCGGGCTTCCCCGCAGGGCTGAGTGGGAAGTAATGCTCTTCATCTACGCAAGGGCGGACACCGATGAACTCATCGGGTCGATCATCCTTAACAACCTGATTGATGCAGTGGAAGATGTTCTGCAGATCAACAATCAGGTGGACAATAACCTTAACTTAGGCGGACAGGTGTACCGTACCTTTGTTGAGGGGATGATCCGTAAAGACCCGGGAGATCTGGAGGGTCAGGCTCTGGCTCTATATCCAATCCGGATCCTTGCTCCATAACCCTATAGAAGGATTGACCACCAATGGCAAGTGCTCCTGACCCTAAGAACGCTGAGCAGATGGCTCCTGTAAAGGACATCTCAGCAGACGCAGCTGCTTTAGGTGCAGCGCAGGTCCCCGCTAAGATGGACGCAATTGACGAAGCGTTCCAACACTGGATCGTTCAGAACGTCTACAATTCGCCGCTGTCACGAGATACCGAAGCGTTTAACTACCTGCAGGAAAGGCTCGCGTTACTCCGCGATACCTTGAAGCAAATGCCGAAGTAAACCACCCCTAAGGAGTATGAGAGATGCAATTCGCCTTTGGATCCGGACTCCTCTGGGGCCTCCGGAATGACGTAGCCAATGCAACGCCTGTAAGGTTTGGTGCTCTACAGGATGTTACCATTGACTTTGATGGTGAGCAGAAGGAGCTGTTCAGTCAGTATACCTTCCCAATTGACACTGCTCGCGGCAAGACGAAGATCGTAGGCAAAGCTAAGCTGGCGCAGATCTCCGCAGTTCAGTTCAGCAATCTGTTCTTCGGTACTGCTCCAACTGTAGGCCAAACACTGGTCGCCAACGATGAAGTAGGTACCCCGGCTGCTGGTACGTTTACCGTAGCTAACGGTACTACCTTCCTCTTTGATATGGGTGTTAGGTACCAGACTACTGGTCAGCCCTTGACTCTGGTGGCAGCAGCGCCCACTGTAACCGGTACTTACCGAGTTGCTGCGGGAGGTGTCTACACCTTCTTCACAGGTGATACGATGCCGATGCTGTTTGACTATACGTATAATTCAGCTGCCTCGGGCCAGACTATCGTGGTCGCAAACCAACTGATGGGCTTCTCACCGCGTTTCCAGGCCGTGTTCACGGAGAAGTACGAGAACAACACTATGACGCTAATCTTG